GAGCGCAGCGACGACAACCCAAGTTCCCCGTGTAGATTAGATTTTATGATTGCGAATGGTTGGTAATTTTTCATAATTAATTACCATGGCAACTAAGAAGTTTAAGAGAACTTTTGCTAAGAAGGGGAAGAAGTCCATGCGCTCTAAGCGTGTGGCTAAAAAGCCTACTCAATCGATGAAGCGATTTGTGAAGGCTGAGATTGCTCGCAATATCGAGAATAAGTGTGGACAGGATTACGACCTGGGAAAGCCTATCTTTGCCAGTAGTAGTGCTAACTTCAACAGCTCTGTTTTTCCATTGTCGCCTGCTTCAACAGGAAGCATTAGTATTGTTCAGGGTACTGGACAAGGCAACCGTGTCGGCAACAAGATCAAGATCAAGAAGGCGACTCTGAAGGGTACTCTTCATCCGAATGCGTATAACGCTACACCCGGTACCGGATACAATCCGCAGCCTATTCCTATTCAGGTGATCATGTGGTTCTTTTATGACAAGGAGAATCCCAATAGCATCCCTGCGCCGGCTTCGGATTTCTTTCAGTTTGGCGGAACGACAAGTGCGATGCAGAACGATTTAGTCGATCTGTGGGCGCCTATTAACACGGACAAGTACCGAGTGTTTGGTAAGCGTATGTTCAAGTTGGGTCATTCCGAATGGGCCACTACTGGATCAGCTCCTACTTTGGGAAATTCCACTAACAACGACTTCAAGTACAACTGCAACTTCAGTGTGAATGTTGCTAAGTGGATGCCCAAGATGTATACGTTCAGAGATAACAACGCGGATCCTTCAACCAGAGGCTTGTACTGCATGGTGCAGTGCATTGCCGCATCCGGTGGACAGATTGCAGATGGACAGTGGCCAGCGACTATGTCTTACATGTTGGATTTGGAATGGGAAGATGCTTAGATTCCCATTATCCCGATTACACACAAGGTCTAGGTTATAGTATTACCCTAGACCTAGTGTGCAAGTGTAATTTTTCACAATTAATTACAATGGAAAGAGCTAGAAATTTTTGTTTTACTCTTAATAACTACACCCCTGAAGAGGTGGAGTTAGTTAAACAGTGGGACTGCAAATATCTTATTTTCGGAAAAGAAGTAGGAGAAACAGGCACACCACACCTACAAGGATATGTGTCATTTCCCAATGGAAAGACACTAACAGCACTGAAGAAGTATTCTGCCCGTGCTCATTGGGAGATTGCTCGGGGTACTCCAAAGCAAGCTTCCGAGTACTGTGAGAAGGACGGGGACGTCTTCGAAAAAGGCGAAAGACCCCTTTCCCAACTTGAAAAAGGTGTCTCAGAAAAGAGAAGGTGGGCAGATGCATTTCTAGCGGTTAAAGAAGATCGCTTAGAAGATCTTCCTGATGATATTAAGTGTTTACACTTAAAGAGTATTGAATATGCGGTGAAGCGCCAAAAGATGTGCAAGAGAAATCTTGAGCCAATTGATGGTGATTTGGAGCACGAGTGGTTAGTAGGCGATACCGGATGTGGCAAAACGTCCCGTGCCATATACGAGCATCCTGGTGCCTACATTAAGGATCCTACCACCCAATGGTGGGACGGTTACTCCGGTGAAGATGTCGTGATCATTGATGATTTCGACAAGTTTCAGGTGAAGCAAGGCGGCGATATGAAGAGATGGCTTGATCGCAATAAGTTCAATGCTCAGTTTAAAGGAGGTTATGAGCTGATGCGTCCGCGCAAGATCATAGTTACCTCTCAGTATACTCCACAGGAAATCTGGGATGACCAGAAGACGGTGGATGCTATACTGCGAAGAGTCAAGGTCATACGTATTGACCCTGGACCCTTTAGATATTCGAATGCCCGCTCGCGGGCAGTCGAACCAGTAGTGAGTGGAGCGGTAGCGGAACGCGCCCCACTTGGTGCTAACATTTGCCTGCCAAATATAGAATTGCGGGCCCCGGACCCCGCCGGAGCGCAGCGACATGCGGGAGGGCCCGCGGAGGAGCGCAGCGACGACAACCCAAGTTCCCCGTGTAGATTAGATTTTATGATTGCGAATGGTTGGTAATTTTTCATAATTAATTACCATGGCAACTAAGAAGTTTAAGAGAACTTTTGCTAAG